CGGCGCCTTCGTAGTCGAGCATGCTCAATCGATCCGCGGACGCAGTTCGCCCAACTCGCGCAAGTGATCGCGTACCGCCGCCTCCAACGCCAGATGCAGCGCATGCGGATCGACCGCGAGCGTCGCCGCCATCTGCGCCGACACACGCGCCGGCCAGTTCAGCCAGGCATCGCGCTCATCGCGCGCCAGCTTGAAGACGTGCGCGACGACCTGCGAACGCTCGACCAGTTCGCCCTTGAGCCGCGCCAGTCGCACCTTGTTCGTCTGCGCCTTGACGACTTCGTTGACGGTGCGCGCTTGCAACAGCGAAGCACCACCGGATGGCAGCGCCGCCGCGCCGGTGTCGCGACCGGAATCGGCCGCCTCTGGCACCGCCACGCGTGGCGCGCGCGCCTGTGTGCCGTTGCGTGCGGGCGCGGAATTGCGCGTCCACTCCGCATCCGCCTTCGCCGCGTCGATCGTGCCATCGGCCTCCGGTGTGATGCGTCCGGCGCGGATCGCTTTGTGGACGGCTGTATCCGTCACGCCGCGATGGCGCGCGTAGGCGCGTATCGAAAGTCCCATGCCGATGATCGATGAATGACTTGACTTCACGCGCGAACAGCGCGCTTCGCGGCGACATGCCGTCTGTGTGCTGAACACGCGTGGATGGTTTGAGGTACCGCTTGGCTTCGGTGCGGAACAGCGCGTTCATCCCATCGCGCCAACCACACACACCCCTCAGGAGCACCGCATGAACACCGAAGCGAACACCAAGCCCGTCACCTTGAGCGCGAACCAAAGCGCCGTGCTGACCCACGCCATCGAGCACCCGCAAGGCAAACTCGAATGGTTCCCCGACACCATCAAAGGCGGCGCGCGCCAGAAGGTGATCGAAGCGTTATTCACGCGCGGCTTGGTCATCGGACACGGCGGCGACTGGATTGTGACCGACGCCGCCTACGATGCGCTGGGTCGTCCGCGCCCCGCTGCGCAGGTCACCGCCGAAGAGGCGACGCCCTCCGGCGAGAACGCCGCCAAACCCGCACGGAAGACCGCGCGCAAGGCTGCGACACCGAAGCCGGATGCCGCCGCAGCAAGCGATGCACCTCGGACTCGCGAGAACAGCAAGCAGGCGCAGGTCATTGCCATGCTCAAGCGCCCCGAAGGCGCCACGATCCCGCAGATCTGCGAAGCGACCGGCTGGCAGGCGCACACGGTGCGCGGCACCTTCGCTGGGGCCTTCAAGAAGAAACTCGGCCTGACCGTCACCTCCGACAAGGCCGAAGGCGGCGTGCGCGTGTATCGCATCAAGGACGCCGAAGCGATCGCGTGATGTCGCAGCGCAACGTAGCCCCACGTAAGGCCGTGCTCAGGCACGGCCTTACGTGCCGACAATCGCTCGCAAGCCGCGCTTTCACGGATCAATTCTGCAGCGTATGACTGCTCGAAAAAAACAAGCAAAAAGCAGCGGAAAAACGCTTGGCTTCTACCGCGAACAGCGCGTTCATGTCCGCACAAACACTACACCACAGACATCACCACATGAACACAAGCACGCAGACCAACATCCCGGCCACCGAAAACGAAAGCTGGGGCTTCTGGGGCACGATGGGCGGCTACGCCAGCGTCGCCTGGCCGATCGCTATGACCGCCATCGCCGAGGCCACCGGCCAGCCGCTGGAGGATGTGCGCGCCTTTCTCGACAGCAGAGCCGGCCGCCACTTCGCCGACGAAGTCTGCGGCCATCAGTACCACGGTCATGCACTGCCCGAAGCAATTGCGAACACCGTCGCCGCCTGGATGCGCAAGACCATCAGCCGCCGCATTGCGATTGACTACGGCATCCCGAGCGGATTGCCTTACCTCACCGGGTTTGTGATTCACGCCAAGATCAACGACGAGACCACCGAACACTGATCGTCGCGCCCGCGGGTCAGCACATCGCGATGGGAGTTACGGCCACTGCTGCGCGGCGTGCAGGATCCGAAGAATGGTGATGGTCTGCGCGTCGACGCAATACACCACCACATAGTTCGATCGAACGACCCACTCGCGCGTGCCCTCGACGCGCCCCTGCCGGAAGGCCATTGGGTGTGTCCGCAACATCGAGATCTTGGACTCGATCTCGTCCTTCAGCGCTTGCGCGGCATCGGGATTGTCGTCGGAAATGTAGTCGATGATCGCCAGCAGATCGGCGCGTGCCGTCGATCGCCACTCAACGGCGAGCACGTCGCTTCCGGTCGATCATCGCCTGTGCCTCATCCATGACTGCGTCGTGCGCGGTCGGCGGATGCGGATCGGCAAGGGCCTGCTGGACCTTGGCGCGGAACCAGGCGTCGTAGGCCTCGGCGTCGACCGTGAGGCCCGCCGGCAGCCCGCCTTCCTTGGTCACCCGGGTCAGCAAAATCCGCACCGCATCGGACACGGTCAGCCCGACCCCGGCCAGCACTTCGGCCGCCTGGGTCTTGAGCGCGTCGTCCACGCGGACGTGGAGCATTGAGGTCTGGCCGGCCATAAGAGGACCCTCCTGGCGGCTATCGTGTCTCTCAATTGCGATACAGTCAAGGTGCGCCCGAGGAGACCCGCGGCCATCGCGTTCAGACAAGGGCCACCGCATCGAACGGGACGCCATCGGCCTCCCGCACCGCCTGCTCCCCACTCCAGGTCTGCCAGCGGCGCACGATGACATCGACGTACTTCGGGTCCAGCTCCATCAACCGCGCGCGCCGACCACTCTTGTGTGCGGCGATCAAGGTCGTGCCCGAACCGCCAAAACTATCCAGCACCACATCGCCCGGCCGGCTCGAATTGCGGAGGCAGCGCTCGACCAGTTCCACCGGCTTCATGGTCGGATGCAGATCGTTGCGCTGCGGCTTTTTGATCTGCCACACATCGCCCTGGTCCCGATCGCCGCACCAGTGGCGCTGCGCACCTTCCGGCCAACCGTAGAGGATCGGTTCGTACTGGCGCTGGTAGTCGGCACGGCCAAGGGTGAAGGTGTGCTTCGCCCAGATGATGAAGGTCGACCAGTGACCGCCCGCAGCGCGGAATGCGGCCTGCAGGGTATCCAGCTCGCTGGAGGACATCGCGATGTAGACGGCACCCTGGCAGTGACCGAGGGTCGGCGTCAGAGCCGCGACCAGGAACGCGTGGAAATCGGCGCCGAGGTTGTCGTTGAGGATTGGACGCTGTGTGCCGCGCAGCTTGTCCTTCGCGCTGTTCGCGTAGTCGACGTTGTACGGGGGGTCGATGAACACCATGTCGGCGCGTTCGCCCGGCAGCAGACGCGCGTAGCTCTCCGCATTGGTCGCATCGCCGCAGAGCACACGGTGCTCACCCAGCACCCACAGATCGCCGGGCCGCGACACTGGCTCGATGGTCTCCTCGGGGACTTCGTCGTCGTCGACTTCACCTGTCTGTTCCGTCTCCTCGCCGGCCAGTAAGTCGGCGAGCGCGTCCGGATCGAAGCCGGTCAGGTCCAGATCGAAACCCTCATCTTGCAACGCTTCCAGTTCGGCGCGCAGTAGGGCTTCGTCCCAGCCGGCGTTCTCGGCGATGCGGTTGTCCGCGATGACCAGCGCGCGGCGCTGCGTCGGCGTCAGGTGATCGAGGACGACCACCGGGACCGCCGTCAGACCCAGCTTGCGCGCGGCAGCGAGCCGGCCGTGGCCGGCGACGATGACGCCGTCGCCGCCGACCAGGATCGGGTTCGTGAAGCCGAACTCGACGATGCTCGCCGCGATCTGCGCGATCTGTTCGTCCGAGTGCGTGCGCGCATTGTTCGCATACGGCAGCAGCCGCGCGAGCGGCCAGTGCGCGATGGTGTCGGCGACCCAGCTCATGCCGCTGCCCGCGCTGCGGGACGGCGTTCAGCCGCCACCGCATCGAAGGACTGCCCAGTCGCTTCGAGCGTGATCGGGAGTCCGGGCAATTGTTGGCGCACGCGTTCCAGCGCTACATCGACGTACTCGGCCGAGATTTCCACGGCGCGACAGACGCGGCCGGTGCGTTCGCAGGCGATCAGCGTGGAGCCGCTGCCGCCGAAGGGTTCGTACACCAGCTCGCCCGCACCGGTGTAGGTCTCGATCGCGAACGTCGGCAGCGCGACGGGAAAGACGGCCGGATGATCGATGCCGTGTCCGAGCTTGCCCTTGTGGCGCGAGAGACGGATCACCGAATCGGGGATACGAAAGTCCTGCGTCGGCAGCCCGGAATGCGTCCAGCCGCCGATCTTGCCGTCGCGGCCTCGCATAGACGTGGAACTGCCATCGTTGTCCAAGTGCTCTTTCTGACCCGCGTACTTGCACGGCACGATTTTGTTCGGTCGACGCGCTTCGCGATTGAAGTGAAAGACGAACTCGAAACTCGGCGCGAGCCGGCCGTTCCAGTCGCCCGGCAAGCCCGGCCCCTGATCCCAGACGTACCAGCCGAATCGACGCCAACCGCGTTCGCGCATCCACACGATCCAGGCATCCCAATAGGGCTGCACTTCGTTGTCGCGATGCACGAGGCCGAGATTGACCAGCAATTGCGCATCGTCCCGCAGCGCGGAACGCGCGGCACCGAAGACCCCGCGCATGAGCGCATCCCAATCGCCGATACCGCCATTGGCGTAGTCGCGCTGCTGGGCATAGGGCGGCGAGGTGATGCATAGATGCGCCTCCTCACCCTGCATGAGTGCAGCGACGACCGCAGGGTCGGCAGCGTCGCCGCAGATCAGACGATGCGGGCCGATTCGCCACACGTCACCGACACGCGACACGGGGTCGACAGGCGGCGCACTCGCGTCGTTCTCGTCGTTGGTGTCGTCGTCTTCGGCATCGGCAGGCGGCGTATCGTTCGATGCCGACGGCGTGTCGGTGGCGTCCGACGTCTCCACCGCATCGAGCAGGCGTTCGATTTCCGACGCCGAGAACCCGGTCAGGTCCAACTCGAACCCGGCCTCCGCGAGGTCCGCCAATTCCAGCACCAACATCGCGTCATCCCACTCACCCTCGAGGGCAATGCGGTTGTCAGCGATGACCAGAGCACGCTTCTGCGCCGCGCTCAGGTGCGCCAGCTCGATCACCGGCACTTCGCTCAGCCCTAGTTTGCGCGCAGCGAGCAGTCGGCCGTGGCCCGCGATCACGCCACTCTCGCCATCGACGAGAATGGGATTGGTCCAGCCGAACTCCACGATGCTCGCGGCGATCTGCGCAATCTGCGCGTCGTTGTGCGTGCGGGGATTGC